CTTTGCTTTTTGTTCTTCTTCTTCTAAGTGTTGCTGTAGAAGACTCACATAAACATCTCTCTCCCAAGGGATGAGACTTTCAATCTCTGTTAATGAATATTTATGGTACTGAATCAGGGCAAAATTGAGTTTATAATATCCCTCAAGATCCATATGGATCATGCCTATGCGAAAAAACTTGACAGTCCCTCCAATACTACCTCACTTTTCTTTTTGGTCACTGGATTAGTGACCTTCATTGTATGTGAGAGTTTAGGCATTGTGTTAAAGAACTTCTCAATCTCTTTGAACTGCTTTGAATTCATCTGTCCAAGGAACTCTGAAATTTCTTCCTTGGTGCAGTCAGCAGTTGCCCATACTTCTTCTTCTGTATAGATCTTATCAATACAAGTACCAATCAGTTCAAATGACTGATCAATGTTGCTGTCTTCTGTAAAGTCAAAGTTGTTCTTGATGAACTGATCCAATGAAGGATACTTCATCTCCATCATCAATGAATCATCAAGTCTAATCTGCTTAGAATGTTCTTCATTTGTGATGACTTTGATATCATCAAGATTAATCTTGACTGGGATCTCTGTCTCACCATCATCAGGTGCAATAATATTCAGTTCAACCTCTTCACCCACAGACTTACCCCTGATATTAAGGAACAGAAACTCAATATCAAATGTAGGAAGAGTCTCCACCTTCACACCTCTGGTGATGATGCAACTCTTGATTACAGTTGTAATGGCATTGGTAATCTGTTTTGTATCCTCACTCTCCAACGCAAGAACCAATAACTTCTCTTCTCTTACAAGGAATGGTCTATATTTAACTGTCTTTTTTGTAGAAGGCAATTCCAACTCATATGTTGGAGTGGCAATTTGTGGTAAGGGCATAACAATCTAATGATTATTTCAGTGTGAGTATTTATTAAGCAATTGGAAGGTTGTTAATTATCTGATTTGATTCCCTAGTAGTCCCTGCCCCTGAAAGACCCAGATTAATAGGTTGTCTAACACCCTCAACTGTACTGGTAGTTGCTTGGTCTAGTAGTTGCTCAAAGTCTGATTGGGCTTGTCTGATTCTACTAGGACTGCTACTTGAAAGTATATTCTTTGTGTACCTCACATATGAGAAAGACACATTAACTTTCAAAATGTCACTAGTATCATAGGATACTGGTGTAGCATTAAGTGCAATAGGGAATGCATCTACAAACTCATAGTAGACTGCTTCATCTGTAATGTTCTTCTCAAATTTAGTTAGGAAGATTGGTGACTTATAACTCCTAGGGTAGTTCATCCTAAATCCATTTCTTGAATCCCTATATCCCTCATAGTTTCTATTCATCCCAGTGATGAAGTTCATCCAACCATCAAAGAAGTCAATGACTTTATATCTCTTGTCAACATAGAAGGTCATATCAATATTGTTATCATAGATTCTTCTATAAACCATCTTCTCAGACACACCTTGGTAGTCTGCTGTGACATCATGGGTTGCTAGTGAACTACCAGGAAGAGTAGTGCTAGTACAGAGCAGATCAATATCTCTACCATACTTCGCATATATGCCACCCATTGATCTATCCACATCAGTGGGAGGTTGCACCTTCACCTGATAAACAGAAGTCTGTGCAAGACCCATAATCCTGGTCTTTAACTGACTAGTCTGTATGCTATTTGGTTTTGGTCCTGCCATCTATAAATAGGCGTGATTACTATTACTATGTATGGGAGAAAGCATAAAGTCAATTTATAAACCATCATACCCTCAGAAGTATATGGGTGATCCCAACAACATTATTTGCAGAAGTTCTTGGGAAAGACATTTTTGCCATTGGTGTGACCACACTCCTGACATTGTGAAGTGGGCAAGTGAGGAGTTCTCTATCCCTTATGTGTCTCCAAAGGATGGCAGAGTTCACAGATACTATCCTGATGCACTAATCCAGAAGAAAGATGGTAAGAAATATCTTGTAGAAATTAAACCAGCAAGGCAGACAAAACCACCCATTAAGAAGAGCAGAGTAACCAAAACATATATCAATGAATGTCTGACCTATGAAATAAATAAAGCCAAGTGGGCTGCTGCTAGGGAGTTTGCTCTTGATAATGGAGTGGAGTTTCTCATTCTTACAGAAAACGAACTAGGCATCAAGCAGTATGGAACAAGAAGAGTATCTAAAAAGCGACACAAATAGATTAGATCCACTGGTTGATGATATTATCAATGAACCCTCTGCTGATGATAGAATGCTTGCTTTGATAGGTGTTCTCACAGAGGTAGAAGTTGTTCCTGATGTAGGTAGATACTATACCTTTATCTACACACCTAAGACACCTAGAATTGAATATGACCAATTCCCCTTGGTTGCTTGCATTGGTATCTTTCAGTGGGGTTTCAGAGGTATCAACTACCACTGGGCAGCAAGAGGTCAAGATCCTTTCAGGAATTACACTTGGGATGAGATACAAAGCAACTTGCATGTCATCTACCCACTTGAATTGAATGATGCTAGATCAATTCCATATCAAAGTTTTAGGATAAATAACTAAAAATCTGTCTGATGGCTATTGTAACAGAAAAAACTGTGTGGAAAGGTGTCCCAGTCAGAGTAGAGACGGACATGGATACAGGTCAAGCCACAGTTCGCTTGGAAAATGGAATTGCTGTGATGAACTCTGTTCCTGGCAAAGCTTCTGAATGGGAATACAGTGGGTTCAATGCCAACAGAGAGTTTCAGCGTGCATATAATAAAAGTAATCCATATGGTAAAATCACTGATATTAATAAGTTTAGTCAGGTAGTTTATGGTGGAAGATCAGATGTTTCTAAAGGTGGTGGCATAACATCATTCAATAATGTTAGATCAACCACAATTAATGATGCAAAGAATTATTCTGGACTGGATACCCAAGGGATAAGGGAGCAGCAATCTAGACTTAATCGTGTTAGCAAAGTTCCTGGTGTCATTGATCCAATCAATAATAAAATAGTCAATAGTAAAGGAGAAATAACAGATGCTCCTGTAAAGACAGCACCAGCCACTCTTCAGAATGGGACTATTGATGATACTGGAGACATACTCAAGATCACCACAACTGCTACTGCAATAAGTGATACTGCTGAGGAGAGTGACAATACTTTTAGTGTTCAACCTATCAAGGGTCCTGAAAAAAGCAAATCAGAACCAAAGAATTTAGGTTCTGCAAATCTTAGATACCCTAAGGACACACCACCTGCTGGGTTCCCCTTTGACTTCATTAAGATAACTGCCATGAAGTATGTTCCTAGTAGTTTAGATTATATTTCTAGTGGTGGAAAGACACCTCCTGCTAGCCCAACATCAAGAATCAAAGATGGTCAAAACAAGAAAATCGCTCTCACTAGTATAACTTTGCCTATGCAACCTAACCTTTCTGAAACACAATCAGTTGGTTGGGGTGGTGATTCATTGGATCCTTTCAGAGCAGCACTTGCTAATATATCTATGGGTGCCATTCAAGATATAGGTAGAGGTGACCTTTTAAAAGCAATTCAAAGCGTAGGTAGTGATATTGCAGGGGCAGCACAGGATTTTGCATCAGATCCAAATACAATTGATTTTGTTGCTGCATACTTTGCAGGTCAAGCAGTTGGTTCAAACATTACAGGTAGAACCACAGGTCAAGTCATCAATCCTAATATGGAGTTGCTATTTAATGGTCCTACTCTAAGGACATTCAACTTCCAGTTTAGAATGACACCAAGGTATGATAAGGAAGCAGAGGAAGTTAGAAAGATTATCAAAACTTTCAAAGCAAATATGGCTGTCCAAAGATCAGATTCTAATCTGTTCTTGAAGACTCCAAATGTATTTCAATTAGAGTATATTGCAAATGGTGGTGAACCACATCCATTCTTAAATAAGTTTAAGCTCTGTGCTATGACTAGTTTCAATGTGAACTACACTCCTGATGGATCATATATGACCTATGGTGATGGTTCACTCACAGCATATGATATGAGTATGAGTTTCAGTGAACTTGAACCCATCTACCAAGATGATTATGATGATATCAATGGTTCAACAATGGGATTCTAAAAATGGCATTACCTTATTTCAGATACGTTCCTAAATTTGAATATGTTAGTCGTCTACCTGACTCAAAGAATATTGGTGACTTCATTGAGGTAAAGAACCTATTCAGAAGAGCAAAGATCAGTGATAATCTGTTCCAGAATATTAACTTCTTTACTAAGTACAGCATTGTTGGTGATGAAAGACCAGACAATGTTGCTTTTAAGTTCTATGATGAACCATATCTTGATTGGTTGGTGCTTACTGCCAACAACATCATCAACCTGGAAGATGAATGGCCATTGTCTCAGCAATCATTCTACAATTATATGGTGAGCAAGTATGGTTCAGAGACTGCCTTTAATAATCCTCATCACTATGAGACTATTGAAATTAAAGACAGTCTAGGTAATGTTATTTTGAAAAAAGGTCTTGAAGTTGCTAGTGACTACTCAATCACATACTTTGATAGTGGCAACAATCAGATGGTGATCAACACCAATGTAACTGTTATGGTTACCAACTATGAATATGAAGATGCTATTCAAAACGAGAAAAGAAATATCTTTATTGCTAAACCTCTATACATTGCACAGATACTAGATGATATGGAACAAGGTCTTCTCTACAAAGAGGGAAGTACAGACTACATCAGTGATGAAGTAATGAGAGCAGCAAATATTAGACTGTATCAATAAAATAGGGGGGTCATTGGCCCCCCACTTAAATTATTCTAGAATCCTCCTGCAAATTTTCTTGCATGTTGCTTGATCATCATCACACTCAATAAGACAGTCATAATAATCATTAATTAGATATGAATCCTCTAGTGACCTATCTAGAGTATGAGACAACCTATCAATGCTTTGCTTCCATCCTGCTAGTTGATTGTGTGACATTAAATTGTGCATGATAGCCCCCACAAGTAACTTTTCATAATGATATTTGGTTTTCAGAGCATATCTCCCTCCCCATACAATTCTAATCTATGTAGGCTAGAAGGGTGCTTTTTTAGTGTAAAAGGCAACAAAAATTTATGCCTACGAAAAAGTAATAAGACAAAAAAAATCCTGGAAAATTTTTTCCCAGGAAAATGAAATCAAAAGTTAATTTTGGAATCAGGAGTCTGCAAGTTTTGCAAAATAACTCATGGCATCGTCATCATCATCTGTTTTACCAGGTGTGATATCAGGAGCGTTGAAGTCAGCATTTGCTTTTGAAGCCTGATAGGAGTCTTCAAGCTTTCGCATGACCTCCTCTTCACTAACTGACTTGGACTCTTGTGCTGCGTAGTTATCATACTCTGTTTCCTCTGATGCTGGTGAACGACGGGTAGGCTTGGTTCCAAGCACATAGTCAAGACGCTTTTTCAGTTCATCATAGGACTTGAACTGATCAGGAGCAGTGAAGGCAGCAAGTGAATACTGCTTCTTCCAGATTGCTTCCATAGCATCATCATCATTCAACAGAGGACCAGGACTATCAAACTCAGAGGAGTCATAGTTCCAATAACCAGCAACCTTCTTCAACTTCAGTTTGAAGTTAGCACCTTGCCAGAAGTCAAAAGGATTGATTGGAGTTTCATCTTCAAACTCAGGTTGCATTGCATCCATGATCTTGTCAAAGATTTTCTTTCCAAACTTGTAGAGGAATACACCACCCTCATTTTGAGGATTAGCAGGATCCTTCACAACATAGATGTTTGCATAGAAAGAGAGCTTACGCTTCTGCTTACGAACAGTGTCTTTATCAGCATCATTGCCACTGTTCCACAGTTCCCTATTGAGTTCACCAATAGGATCCTTACCACCAATTGTAGTAAGAGAGTTCTCAATATACCATCCACCAGGTCCCTGGAATGCATGGGAGAACAGTTTGACCCAAGGGAGATCTTCTCCATCAGGTGCAGGCAGGAATCTAATCACTGCATATCCATTGCCAGACTTATCCATCTCTGGCTTCCACAAGCGGTCATCAGCACCACCTGCTTTATTATTCATCTTGTCAGCTTCTTTAACCAGTTTGCTGGTCAAAGCGCCCAAAGAACTTTGCTTCTTAAGGTCTGAAAAAGACATTTGATAAACTCCGTATTTGTTGTATTTGGCTTTTGTCCCTTTGCTTGGTTGAGGTTTGGGTAGCCTCTTAAACCATGAATAATATGATTTTTTTATTGGGTTGTCAAGCAGACTCATTAATAGACTTTTTCATGTTTTCTACAATGTTTGCCATATTAGAAAACACATAACCAAGATCCACATCAGGTGGGAATCCAAGTTGTCTAGCAGAGCTGATGATTTGATCTTTCATCTTCTTTGCTTCAGGATCGTCTGACAGACTCATCCTAGTGTAGAGGACTTGTTGCTTTTTCAGCAAGTCCTCTAACATTTCTACATGTTCCAACTTATCTTTGTTGCTCATATTAGGGAAGGAAAATACCTTCTCATAGATCTTGTCTTGTAGTTCAGAAATCTCCTGTAACTCACCCTGAACAAACTCTGATTGAAAGAAACTCATTACTCTCCACAAACTACTTGCTTCAAAATTTTCTTATAGCGAAACACATCCACTGAAAGGAATGCGTTATATTTATCCATCCTCATAGATAAAAACTTCCACACAGGATCATCTAATTTAGAATCAAATCTTGTCTTAAAATCAATGATCTTATTAAGAATCACCATTGTTTCAAGAGATATGTTCTTACCAAGGTGCTCTTTGATAATAGGAGGATGCTTTGATCCTACCACCTTGAACATATCATCAAAGTTCTCACCTTCAAATACATTCTCTATCTCTGTCTTAAAAGTATACGCAAGTGATTGTAACCTTCTTTTCCAATCTGTGTAGTTCTGTTCTCCGTGTCTAACAATCTCCCCAATCCAAAGAGACTGAGGATCATCGCAACTAACAAAATTGGATACAAAAAATTCAATGACTTCACTATCATCTTTTTGCCTACTCAATTTTTCAAAGAAGAATCTATCCTTGCGCTTATAGAAACTCTGTAAAGATGCACGTGACTTACCACAATATTTATGGTAGTCATATGACTCTCTTGTAAAGTGGTTCTTCAGTCCTAGATAGGACTTATAAGCATCAAAAGGTGACACCTTAGGCACCCCCATACATCACCAGTGAATTCATATTGGTAGTTTAGCATGGGACGTCCTCTTGAGCAAGTTCAATTCCATGGCTTCACACTTCAATTTTTCCTTCAGTGGTTTGGAAATCAACTTAGGAATGGACTCAACATCCACATTATTCTTCTCACAGAAAAATACAATGGCATCAATGTAACTCATGCCATTATTGTCATGTGCGATAGACTCAATCTCTTCCGCAAACTTACGAGAGCAGTAGAATTTGTTCTCTAGAATCTGGTCAATACTCTCTTCAGGTTGGGGCATATTCCTGTAATTTGAATTCAACAAACTCTCTAATATATTTTGAGAGAAGGTTGATGTACTTTCTCTTGTCGTACTCTTCATAAACTTTCACCTCGCCATTCTCACATGACATGATAATTACAAACTTCTTTACCATTATACCAGTCATCTCATATAACATGCAAGCGTAAGCTGCACATTGTACAAAGTGACTATCAATCCATTCTTTTGGTTTGGGTTTCTTTGCAGTCTTAAAGTCAATGATGGCAAGTTCAGGTTCACCTGTCTCACCAGTGTACTCAGCAATACAGTCAACACTACCAGCAACACCTAGTTCATAACTAAAAAGTGCCTGCTCCTGTGCATGAATATTGTCTATCCTATCTAGCTCAGGTTTTGCCTGCTTAAAAAGAAACTCTGATAGAGGTTGAACCTCTGGGATATCAAGATTCTTAAGGTAGTGTTCAGAGCAGGTGTGCATATCTGTGCCCCTGCTGGTTGCCTGCTTGGTAACTTTGTTTGCCTCTTCATTACCAACCCTTGCTCTCCATTGTCTGAAGACCTCACGATTGTAGTGACTGATGATTGAGGTGATAGAAACTAACTTCTTACCATTAGGTGTGTCATAGTATCTGACTCCATCAATCATCTCTCTTGAGAGGATTGGATAATCAATTTCAATATGGTTAAAAGTCATAAACCTAATTCATGTTTTGCAATAATGTATTCTTTAACAAGACCACTTCTACAAATGTCCTCTGCTTCAAATTCTACCATACTGAATGATGGCATGTTCTTCAAGATGCGAATAAAGTCCACAATACCATTCCTTTCAGCAGTCTTAATTAAGTCAGATTGAGTGGCATCACCACAGAACATTAACTTAGATTGTTCACCAACTCTGGTAATCATAGAATCAAGTTCATGGAAGTTTAGATTCTGGAACTCATCAACAATAATGATAGCATTATCAAATGTAGTGCCTCTGATGAATGATGTGCTCCAAAAACTGATAGTCCCTTGTGCTTTCAGATTGGCATAAAGCATTTCAAAAGCATTATCATCAGGCATCTCAAACATGTATTTCACCATGTTCTTGTATGGAATCTGGAAGAGAGCAGACTTGTCCTCATGATCACCTGGAAGGAAACCAATCTCTCTGGTTGCTACAAGGGACCTGACAATGTAGATCTTCTCATAGGGTGTCTTTGGATCTAAGACATCAAGGAGGGCATTGTAGAGGGTGATAAAGGTCTTTCCTGTACCAGCACATCCATATGCTACTAGGTTTTGATCTTCTTTATACTCTTCAAAGAACCTTTCTTGATTCTCTGTAAGTGGTTCAATCTTCTTGATAAAGTCAAGATTGATTGGTTTCTTTCTCTTCATGACTCTATTGCTCATACCAAAGGGCACTGGGTTAGTGCTTCCAATTCCTGATTTGCTCTTTCTTGGCATACTTTATTAGTCGTAGTGTTTCAGGTTAGAACCTGGTTGCTGTTTTGCTTTACTAATGACATCCTTCCATCCAGGATGTTTCTGGTAGAGTTTACCAAAAGTTTCACCAATCTCTACTCCAAGTTGAGGAGAATTGTCTGGTGTGTAGTATCTCTCCCATTCAGGATTATCTTCCCTCCACTGATCCCAATCATGAATACTCATCACCACATCTTTGGTCTCACCAGTATCCCTATGTTTAACAGGATATGTTGCCATAAGTCACCTCAATTGTATGTATATTTATTAAGACCATTCCAGAGCAGTTCCAATAGTTGGGAACTGTTCTGTGAAGACCCTCTTGCATTCATTAGCAATATCCATGTGCTCCTTCTGTGTGCCATTAGCAGATCTCAGGTCAATGTAATGCATCCAAGAACGCAGAGATCCACTCATGTACATTCTGGTAGGAACACACAAGGGCAGAACATTACGAGCACACTCCTTTGCTACACCAGATTCAAGCATCTGTTGATAGAGTGCTGTTGCTGAATCAAATAGAGTGCGCATTTGCATCTCTAATTTCTGAGTGATGAAAGGATCAAGATCATCAATAGAATTCTGACGATTCTTAGTGTCCTGCCTACGCAGTTCAGGCATAGGAATCTTATCACTCAGAAGGGTTGAGTCAGCATATCTCTGAGAGAACTCCTGGAATGTGAATGATCTATGACGCAGGATCTGAGCTGCAATTGCCCTGGTGGTTTCAATTTCCAGAGTCATAAATGCCTGCTCAAAGATACTCCAATGCTTATGTTTGATGCAATATTTAAGAAGTCCCTCAAAGGAATCATTACCCTGATTAGCTGGGTTACTCACACGAGCACAGTAAGCAACATGCTTTTCTGCATCTGGTGTGACTGATAGTAATGTTACTTTCATTGCTTCTCTAGTTTCCTAACCTTTTTGAGTTGTTTAAGTTCTGATTTAATGAGTTGATATGCTTCTTCTGATGTGATCTTTCTTCCCATCTCCATAGCAATAGCAAATTCAACTCTTGTTCCAAAATGTTTGAGTGCCTCTTCAAAAGAATCTAACTCCTCATACATTACCTCTCCCTCCAAAGTATGCCTTGAAGTATGCTGTAATCCCATCAGTCCTTTTGTTCCCCTGTGAGATCCAGGTATCTACACATTCATAGATGTCTTTTGTTGAATAGACTTGATCTTCTATCCTGGCACTTCCGTATTTATTAAGCAAGATTGACAAGCAAGATCCTCTGAGTTTCATTCTCTGCTCAGAATATCTCCAATCATCATCAGTCTGGGTATCCATCATCGTCATCAAAAATCTCCTCATAATCTGTAATTGGTGCTTGATACTCTGTCTTGTATGCCTCCACATCTGAATAGACTTCAGACTCCAGAGCATCAACCAAGAGTTTAAGGTTTCTAACTATTACCTTTAACTTTTCCTTCTCCATAAAAAAGGGGGTATTACTACCCCCTACTCTATCACTCTTTGATAGTCTTGGCAACTATCATTTGGTGTAAGTCTTTCCACGATAGCAGAAGGTTCCATGGGGATCCTTTGACTCAACACAACGTGTGTCATACTCTACACCACGATATGCAGTGTGAGAAATCTGTGCATCATGAAGAGCTGCTGCTTTAATGATCTGCTTTTTGATCAGATTAAGGGTGTTCATGGTAGTTACTCCTAAAGTAGTTGGATTTTTAGGCCCGTTCCTTTAGTCGTTTGCGTCCCATTCACATTCAAGTTCAAGATACTCAGTTGAGTGCTCTTTAAGAACTTCAATTATTTCAGTTTTCACAATTCCAATGAGATTATCATTAGCTTTGGTCCTGGCAATGATGTCCTTGACCGCAGCACAATCAAGATTCATTGAAAGTAAAACATCAATCATGGGATGAACGGCTCCGTTCCGCGACTTACTTGCGTCAAACCATAGTGGTTTGATGAACGATGTGTCTAGTATAGACCATATACTATATATGTGTCAATCCCCTTTTTCCTGATGGTCCCACTCAATGACCACCTTCCTGTGCTCTGTGGTCCTGTCAGTGCATACCATATACTTGACCTCACCACCTAGGAGTTCTCCTGCCTGAGAGAGGAGACTCTTTGCAATGCTTTCATTAATTACTTTATTGCTCACTTGGTCTTCCTCCAATAGCATCCCACATCTCTTGTACCATATCTGTTGGTTTAACTGTTCTCTCATGCATATCAGGAACCTTCCAATTCTTCCACTTATCAATCTCTTCCTGTGTAGGAATAGACAGTATCACCTTAGTTCCTTCTTCAATAAACTCTTCATTCATTTTTTTGTAGGTCTCTGGTGTAACCTTATCAAACTTAGTCACGTTGTCTCCAATCTTCTGTTCTTTCCTCGTGAAACCACTCTGCTATCTCATCTGTGCTTTGGAATCCTGTTTTATGATTAGATGGATCAGGATCCCCAAGACCCATCTGTATCATAAAATCATCAAGACTGCCCTCCTGAATGTCAGGATTGGATGCAATCCTTCTTGCCTTCCTTAAAATTTCAGCAGCTGATCTGTTTGCCTTTGCAAGTTTGTTTGCCCAGATCATATCAGACAATGTAACCTCTTCACCATTAACTATCTTTTCGCAGATTGCTTCTAACCGCAACCTATATTGAGTAGAAAGCATGTGTGGAACACTCCTGCTAGTGTATTTATTTCAGAAACCCTCTTCTTGTGCTTCTTCAATCATCTTTGACACAATCTCTTCTGTGCCATCCATGGTCTTAATAGCAAACAGATTGGACTTCTGATACTTCTTGATCTTCTTGTAGGATTTGAGAAGTTTCTTAACCTGTTCTCTTGGAACTTCAAACTCTACATTTTCAATAAAACCTTCACTCATCTTTCTTCTTCTTAGGTGCGTTCCACAAGTTGGGTTTAACATTACCCTTTGCCTGTGTAATATTTTTCAAGTCATTGCGATAGTTATCCCAGTAGTAATCAAAGATATCCACTTGTTTCAATGATGTGACAATATCAAACTTTGTCATACCATCTTGGAGATATTCTACCAAGAAAGCATTAGTTGGTAATGATTTATCTTCTGCAAGGGAAGGATCACAATCTTCATGAATCTGGTTTACATCCTTTCCCATCAGGAGCGACCTCCCCATTGGATGTCAGGATATGCTTTTTCTACCACCTTCAAGGAGAGTTTGTACTTTGTTTCAATCTTCTTATCTTTTACCAAGCAGACAATCTCTGCCTCATCAGGATGAAGACCTTCAAGCATTTGAATGAACATAGTCTCTCTACGAATGTTAGAGAGACCATCATTACCACCTTTGACAAAATGATAAAGGTTCTTCCATTCTTTCCTAAGGGTTGTATGGTCAGTGCCAAGAGGTGCTTCATTCCTATTGAAAGGAACCTCACCATCAGGAACCACACTAATCACTGTGGGGTCAAAGTTCCAGATCAACAATGCTTTGATAGCATCTGTCTCATACTCTTTGAGGATTTGAGCCTTCTTTTCAATAGTTCTCGCCTTACTCACCAACTCCAAAATTTCATGCATGAAAGGGTTAGGTGGGAGTTTCTTTGATGTAGCCATAGTTATAAATTCAGGTTTGGTTATTTATTCTTCATCCTCAAGAAATGTTTCAGGACCATTTTCAAATCTCACTGCCAGAATATCATCTGGAATAATTTGTCCATGCTCATCAAACATCTCAGGATGTGTTGGAATAAAAGTTGAGTTTCTTTCATTCACATATTCTTTAAGCAGATATCCTATCACACCTCCTAACAAAAGGAACATGATAGAGATTACAGTAGACAGTGTAAGGGTGACTGCGATCATTTTACTCCTCCCCTTTAGAACTTTACTTTGTGAAGCGTCTAGTTCTTTCCTCCTCTTATTTCTGAGTAATAACTCAACACCACGATTTAGTTTAAGAGATGTTGAGTTATTTTGATTATTTAGAGGGTTTTCTTTTTCTCCCTGGTCTTTTTTCTTGCTCATACTTCCAAGCATCCTGTAGTATTCCATACAAATAATTTCTTATCTTCCTTGCCTCTGGTTTGCCCAGATGACCATACCCCTCTCTCAACTGTTGGTGCTCATTGTCAGAACCTCCTTCCAGATAAGTATCAAGGTCAAGGATAAGAAGATTTATTTCTTGTGATGTTGTGCTGTCAATAAACTCCTGTACATCTCTCTTGGTTGCTTTACTACTTTTCAGATAGTCATACATGTTAAGCATGAACTTTCCCTGAAAAGCATAATCAATTGAGTGTTCTACTACATCGTAGAATTCGTAGTTATCTTTGTCATCCATCATACAAGATTATTTTCTTTGAGATATTTAACAGTTTCTGAACAACCACCAAGGAGAGTGTCATTAACCACAACCCTAGGGAATGTGGCACCCTTACCAAACTCTTTGTAGAATTCCTCTTTGGTGAAGTCCCTACCTAGTTTATACACCACATATCTCAATTCTGCAAGCTGCAATGCTGACTGAACTTTGGTACAAAAAGGACAAGCTTCCTTGGAGTAAACTGTGAAGGTCATAGTACTATTAAAAATGGGATTGAAATTAAAAATATTGAAATGATAATGCCCCCTGCTTGTTGTAGCAGAGGGCTAAAACTGAAATAGGGGTCAGACATCTAGTTTGTTTCTTGCCTCTGGATTGATTTTGAGTTCTTCAATAAACTCTTCTTTTGCTAAATGTGAGGTGTACTCAGGATAGAATTGTTTCATAGCTGCTGGAACACCCATGCAACTAGGGTAACCACCCTTGATCCATACCTCTTTCCTATCTTCTAGGACTACATGATTAAATGGAAACTTTGGTTTTCTACCCACAGGTTTGAATCTCCTACTCATATGTGAATGTCTTTCCTTTTACTTTGGTATCAAACTCACCAGTCTTACCAGGGTTCATCTTACCAACCTTAACACGCTTACCCTCACCTGGCCAAGACTTATTTGTTCCAACAAGTTGAGCACTGCCCTTGGGTTTCTTCTTAATCAGAACAGAATCCTGGTTATATTTCTTACCCAGTTTAGTGATTGCCTTCTTGAACTTCTTCTTACCCATCTTACCTGAGGATACTACATGGGATCTCTCACCCACTTTCTTCTCATCCTTTGTGCCAGGGTTCTCTGTGTACCTCCCAGAGACCTTTGTAGCACCTGGAAGACCTGCTCCCCTGATATCCTTGTCTAACTGCTTGGAACGTGCCTTGTTCTCCTTGTTAGACTTGTCTCCTCTTTGAGCAGACATAATAGCCATCCCACCTTTCTTATCCTTTTGACGAATGCGATTTAGGGATGCCTCTTGAATAAATTCAGAGTAGGTCTTCATCTTCTTATTTCTTTTTTTTATTTATTTGTAGAGGGTGTTGAGGTTTGAATTCACCCTCAGCAAATGGTTGTGACTTAGTAAGGTCTCTGCGTGATTGATTCTTGATAATGATGAAGGCGTCTTTGTTGAATTTACGTGTGCCCTTAGGTGATTGCCACTTCTTATTATAGACCTCACCAACATCAATACCAGAGACCTGTGTTCCACCAATCTCTACATCAATCTCATCACTTATTTCCCATCCCAGTTGATTGATTACCTGAGCAATCTGTTCAGTGAGGGTAAGTTCTCTTTCTTCTGGTTCAAGATTTCCAAGCATAAAAAAGGGGGCATAACCCCCATAGTATAACAATTTATGTGTGAGGAGTCAATACAGCTCCTCTTCTGCTTCTGTTTGAATTATACAATTGCTAGTAGGGTATGACACACATAGTAGCGCAAACCCTGCTTCAATCTGATCATCATCCAAGAATGATTGGTCTTCTTGATTTACAGTCCCTTCCAGAATTCTACCTGCACAAGATGAACAGGCACCTGCTCTACAAGAGTAAGGGAGATCAATACCTTGTTCATCTGCAGCATCAAGGATATAAGTGTCTTCATCTACTGCAAAGGTATGATCACCATCTGTGGTTTTGAGAGTGACAGTGTAAGTAGCCATAGTACTCCATTAAAAAGGGAGGTTTCCCTCCCATTGTAACTTATTATATAGTGATTGGTCAACCTAGTTACCTGTCATAGCATTCCTAATAACATGATATAGAAACAAAGGATAGTGAAAGCAAATACTACTGAACAACCAATCAACAATTGCTTAAGTGTAACCCTCTCACCATTAGGTTCATGATGGTGGTCTGAATGAACAGTCATAACATTCTCTATTCCTTTTCATACAACCTCTCCAGTTTTTCTCTTGAGAAGTCAACATACATCAACTCTTCACCTGCTTGGGGTGCCTCTGGATGCTTAACAGTTTTAATGGGCTTATTCATCTCAGTGATTGATTTGATATTAGCCCACATCAAGGCAAAGGAACCCCCAAGCACAGCAGCAAAAATTGTAAAATAAATGATTGCTAACATGTGTGTTTACCCCATGTGTCTGAAATTTTCATATAAAATTCTAGACATCTTGTAAGTGGTTCTTACCAGTTTGACCAGTAAGAACCCTACACCAAATGCCAATGTAAATGTGGCAATTGATTCAATCATAGTGCATTACCTCTTGGAAGAACTTCCTCTGGGAATACAAAGTTTTCATGTGGTTGGTCAGCAGGTGCCATCCAAGCTCTGATTCCTTCATTCAGAAGAATGTTCTTTGTGTAAAAAGTTTCAAACTCTGGGTCCTCAGCTGCTCTAATCTCCTGACTAACAAAGTCATAAGCACGAAGGTTGAGAGCAAGACCGATAATCCCAATGCTGGAAACCCAGAGTCCCATAACTGGAACAAAGAGCATAAAGAAATGAAGCCAACGCTT